TGCGTGGTCGAGTATGTGAACGGGATCAACCTTGTCTTCTTCGTGCTGTCCTTGACCGCAGTCACCCAGCGAAAGCCTGCGCGATTCTCAATCGGCCCTTGCGGTCGCGTGCGGAAATTGCGGCATGTCGCCAACCCGGATCTGTACTTTGCATCATCGATGCGTCCGTAAACTTCTGGCGCAATCTCTCCGCCAGAGAATGAAACCTGGAGCGTCTTCGTTGACATTATCGGTTTGCCAGGAATGAGACCACATGCTTGGCGGATGTCTTGCGTTGGTTCGCATCCGACTCAGCCGCATTGCCGAGCTTTTTCTGAAACATCGAATCCATCGCACTCATCATCTTGATGCCGGCCTCGCCCTTGAGGATCGGCCCTGCCAGGTAGCCTGCGAGCTTGTAGCTCAAGCACTCGATGAACAGCGGTGAGAACTTTTGCGGATCAGTCACCAGTGCCGTGTAACGCATCACCGCGTATTGCTGGTCGGTGTAGACGATCTGGTTGCCGTCGCCATCGATCTCGCACGAGTATGGTTGCGTCTGGTAGCTGCCGTAGGCATTGGCAATCGGCACATAGTTCGGCGTCGATGATGCCTGCAATGCCATCGTGTAATCGTCGGCAGCGTCCACCGGCAGTATCGCCAGTACATTGACCATGTCGTTCGGCGCAGCGTAGGCGTAGTCCCACTCGGGCCACGAGTTGCTGACTGGCACGAGTTGAATGCGTTTGGTGGAGAATCCCCACGGGTGTTCTTCGAGCGCTGCCTTTACCGCAATCGGATACCACTTCGCCGCATGCTCTGCCTGGGCGGATCCTTCTGGTGGATCGATGCTGACGACCGTTGCCTCGTCTCCCAGATGGCTCAAGGCCAGATTGCAGATATCAATCACTGAAGCCATGAGGCACCTCTAAAAAAGCGGGGGAGCGCGAAGACTCCCCCGTAACACGCCACAGCAGCACTACAGGAGACGACTTACTCTTTCTCTTCAGCCTTCGAGGCAGCCTTGCGAGGCTTGTCCTCTTCGACCAATTGCAGATTCGCAGCGACTTCACCGTCGTATTCCACAACCTCTCCGACTTCGCGAATGGCATGGTTGATGAATGACTTCTCGACCACTTTATAACGTTGCATGTCGCGCTCCTACAACAATTAGAGAACAGAGAATCCAACCGGGTAGAACTTCTGACCGTCCTGCACCGCGTCGCCGAAGTCCGTCATGAAGGCACCAGCAGAACCGGTTCCAACGATGACATAACGAGCGCCGAGAAAACGCTGACCCTTGGAGGCTATGCGCGGTGGCAGTTCGGTGGCGAAGCGCGCACCGGCAGTGAGGGATGCCAACAGGATCGTGCCGGTAGTAGCAAGCACGGTTACGTTGGTGGTCAAGGCAGCGTCATCCGCTGCGATGGCCTGGATTTCAATCGAGGTTGCGCCGGCCACGGCAGTGAACACGCTCGAACGCAGGTAGATGTCCGAGCCTTCGCCAATATCACGCTGGGTGGCGAGATCGATGGCGTTGGTGGATACGACGTTCGTGTTCGTGCCGGTGACGGTCTGACCCGACAGTGCGCCAGTAGCAGACACACCACCACTGACCAAAAGGTTGTTATCGACGTACATGTGTTTCTCCTTGGGCTCAGTGATCAGACCACGCGTGCTTCGGTGTTCAGCAACTGGTCAACACGACGCAGCGGCACACCCTCAAAACTCGTCCAGTTCGATGCTTGACCGAATTGGTTGAGGCCGGGTTGCACCGCCAAGGCATTGGCCGACTTGTTCAGCGCCTGGATGCGGAGCATCGAGTACACGGTGCGGTTCATATAAAACGCAGCGCGGCCCATGCCCAGGTTGGGGATACGATCCAGCGCGCGCGACATCAGTTTGATCAGGTCAGCCTGCGACGTTTCCGCCACGAGGTTGGCAGTATTGATGTTGGAGATGCGCACGATGTAGCGCCAGTCCTTTACCACGAACCCGTTCTTCCATTGGTAGTGCGTCTGGAATGCTTGGTAGCGGTTCTGGTTTGAGTCGTACACCGTCAACTCGCCCTGATCGATGTGCGACAGACCGGCTTGCGATCCCTTCGGGAATGTGCAGAACGCGGTGTTCTCACCCCATACAACGAGGTAGATCGACGTGTTGTTCGACAGCGTGCCGCCTGCATCGAGAACGTTCTGCGCATTGCCTGCGCCGGAGATTGCCGAGTAGCGCGGAGCCAGACCCAGGTATTGACGCGGGTCAGTGCCGGGGTTGCCGTACAGCAGCGTTGAGGCTTGTGCTTGGTTCATTCCCTCAAGGAAGGCCACGTCTTCACTGGCGCGGAACGCACCCGTGTTGCCGTTCAACAGCGCCAGATCTTTGTCGACAGTGGCATACGCTTCGAGCATGCCGATGGATTCATCGACTTGCACCGTGGTGGACTTGCTGGTCGGCACGCCTTGGTTGATCGAACGCCAGTAGACGGTCGGCAGGCCTGTGCGGATCACGACACGGTGACCAGTGGGCAGGTTGCCCTCTTGGAACACAGCGTCTTCAAGAATTTCATTGGATTGCGACAAGAGTTCTGCGACAGCATAGACCTTGCCTTGCGGGTCGAGACGCTTTGCCCAGTCGGCAAGAGTCAATGCGCCAGTTGCGAGTGCGGCCATTTGATGCTCCTAAAAATTTAACCGTAGAGAATTTGTGCCGGCGTCCGCGAGGCAGGTGTCTGCACGCCTGAACCACTCGACACAACCTTGTCTTCACTGATTGCAGATCCGAACTTGGTGAACATCCGAATCACTTCGGGATGGTTTCCCAGTCCGCTTTCCTCCAGCAGGCTGATCAGTCCGGGTGTTGCGAATCGGTCAAGCACAGACTTGGTGACTGCGAGCGCCGGGGCCAATTTCTCGCCACCGATCTCCGGGTCAGCCTTCGACTGCGATTTCCATTCCGCACGCACTGCGGTCACTGCATCGAGTTGCTCTTTGAGCAGCACGGGTTGCAGCATGTCGATCATCTTTTGCGCGCCTTCCACCGGCAGCTTCAGTTCCTTGCAAGCCTCAGCGAACTTCGAGATCACGTTCGGGTTGTATTGCTGACCCTCTGGTGCCTTGAACTCATAGACGACTTCAGGTGCATCTGCTTCTGGTGTTGCGTCCTGCTTTGACTCTGTTCCCTGCGGTGCTTCGGGGCTGACCTCGGCAATTGCAGTTGGCGTCGTCGGAACCTGCTCTGTGCCTTCAGTGGTAGTTGCGGCGTCAGTAATCAGGGTTGCATCACTCATTGCGTCCTCTCTTGCAGCATCAGGGCGTATTTGTCCGGGCAGACCTCATGGATCTGCGCAATCAGTTGTAGGCCTACGTTCCTCGAACCCTCTCGAAAAAAGGTTTCCGAGTTCCCCGTGAACGAACTTCTGAAAACACCGGTACGCTCCAGGAGTCGCCATACAATTCGGCGACCTCGCTTATTGCCCATGAGCCATTTGAAGTCGTCGTCTTCCTGCAGTGCTGTCAATTGCTTTCGCTTCAATGACTCTTCCGCGTCAGCCTCTTGCCCTGCAATATCGAACGGGTCTCGTGAACTCATGGCGCGAATGTAGGATTCGCACACAGTGGTTATGTGAACACCTACCTGCGTCGGAGGAACGCGCCGCCTTGTGATGCGGTGCCGGTAAAGTCGTTCCCGTTCGGGCCATACTGAACACCCGCGATGACTGATCCTGCTGGAGGGAACACGGCATTTCCGCCTGATGTGATGACAGGCGCATGCCCACTGAGCAATAGGTGACCCGTGCCAGGTGAGACCACACGATTCGCGCTCTGGATGATGCTCGGCGCATAGCCTGTCAGGAACGCATGTCCAGTCGCTGGCGTGAGCGTCGTGGTGAGCGTCTGTGAGATCGAGGGCGCATATCCAGTGAGCGATAGGTGGCCTGTTCCTGGCACCACCGTGTGTGGCTGAACAATGCTCGGCGCATAACCGGTGATGACGGCATGCGCGGTTCCTGCAGCAACGATCCGGTTCGCTGACTGCGTGATAGTTGGCGCGTAACCTGTGACCGTTAGGTGGCCGGTTCCAGGCTGAACAGATCCAGCAATAGACTGACTGATAGTCGGAACATAACCGGTCAGCGTTCCATGACCGGTGCCAGCAGTGATGGTCTGATTCGCCGTCCTGGATATCGACGGCGCATACCCGGTTGCAGCAAGGTGCGCCGTTCCTGCAGTGACCACCTGGTTCGCAGTGCGCGTGATGGTGGGCGCATATCCGGTTGACACGAGATGACCGGTTCCAGCCGTGACAACGGTTGTCGCACTCTGCGTGACTGTCGGTGCATAACCTGTGAATACCCCGTGTCCTGTGCCGGCCTGGACGCTCTGGTTGGCAGTCCTGGTGATAGTCGGCGCGTAACCGGTCAGGATGCCGTGCCCAGTTCCTGCCGTTACGGTCTGATTGGCAGTGCGCGTGACAGTCGGAGCGTAGCCTGTCGATACCAGATGGCCGGTGCCTGCCTGCACGACATAGGGTTGCAGGATCGATGGCGCATAGCCTGCGACGGTTAAGTGCCCAGTGCCTGCCGTGACCGTATGCGGTTGCTGAATACTCGGTGCATATCCGGTGAATACGCCATGCCCTGTCCCTGCCGTGACGGTGGTGTTCGCGCCACCAGACTGCGTGATGCTTGGTGCATAGCCCGTCGATACCAGGTGGCCGGTGCCTGGCGATACAGTTGTCCCGCTTACTGTGAACGACTGCGTATCGCGCAGAATGATGCGATCCGTCGCTGGGACTGACCACAGATAGAGCGCCGTGTTCGTGACGTACAGCAGCGCCGATGCAGAGGTTGTCGAGCCGTTGCTGTCAGTGACGACGCATCGATATCGCTTTCCGTTCTGATTGGCGTTCAGTGCCGCAGTCGTGTAGCTGGCGCTCGTTGCTCCAGTGCCGCTCGATACATTGGCAAAGCTTCCGCTGCTGTTGTCCTGCCACTGATAACCCAATCCGCTGCCAACACTTGTAGCGGCAACCGTGAACGTCGCGGTACTCGCTGCTGCTGCGATTGCTCCGGCAGGCTGTTGCGTGATGACGGGTGGGATTACGCCATCTTGTATCGTGACAATGACAGCGCCCCACTGATCGCTGGCTGTCAGCGTTCCCCAGGCCGCCGACTGCGTGCCGGTTGACGTGGTGATGAGGTAATCGGCTTTTGCCGGCGATGTTGTTGTGATGTTGGCGAGTGCGGTGTAGCCCGTTG